TGCATTAGCTGGTGCAATTACTATAGGTTTCTTTGGTATTCTTAGTATGTTGTTGTTTGGTCAAGTAGACGGCAACAACCCTACTATTCTTATGATGCTTGGTTCTTTATCTACAGCGTGGACAGGTATTATTGCGTATTATTTCGGTTCTTCTGCTGGTTCTCAAGCTAAAACTGAACTACTATCTAAGCCGGGTTCTAAATAATGCAACTATCAAGAAACTTTACTCTAGCAGAACTATGCAAATCAGAAGTTGCCATTCGGCGCAACATTGATAATACTCCCTCTGAAAAAGTAAAAAATAATTTACAAATTCTTGTTGCTAATGTACTACAACCATTGCGTGATAAGTTTGGGCCAGTAACCATTACAAGTGGATATAGAAGTCCTGCAGTGAACACTGCTGTGGGAGGTAGCCCTGTTAGTGATCATTGCCTAGGCATGGCAGCAGACATTGAGATTGTCGGTATTGATAACAAAGTTCTAGCTGAATACATTCGCGACAATTTTAAATTTACACAACTTATTTTAGAGTTTTATACTGACGATGTACCTGACAGTGGTTGGGTACATGTTTCATATGATGAAAACGATTTAAAGTGTAACGTACTTCGTGCCGTTAAAGAAAACGGTAAAACTGTTTACCACAAAGGAATTTAACATGCCCATGTCTGAAGGTAAGTCTCAAAAAGCTATTAGCAAAAACATTCGTGCTGAAATGAAAAAAGGCAAGCCGCAAAAGCAAGCTATTGCCATTGCTATGAGCAAGGCAAATATGTCTCTACCTAAACGCGGTGAACGCACTGCTAAAAATAAAGCTAGCCGAGCAATGAAAAAATGAAACTAGTTTATGTAGTGTGGGAAGACGCTACAGAGCTAGATGTAACAGCATGGGCAGAGCATGAAGAAGATTTTCAGTACACACCTGTCTATTGTAAGCAAGTAGGTTTCCTACTTTATGATGGGCCAGAAGGAATTGTTGTTACTAATGGCGTAATTGAAGACGGCACTGTAGCTCGTCGAAACCAAATACCTCGCGGTATGATTAGGAGAATCGAATGGTTGACCGAACCAAATTCCTCGACGGAAGTGGAAAGCGCGTAATTTTACAACTCTTTAAAGAGTTTGCGCGTCCCGACGTTAAGTTTAAGCCTGTGTACACACTGCAGCAGTGGAAAGAAGTATTTCTAGATTGTCGTGATCCTTCTGAATACTCTCCTGCACAAGCACTGCTAGGTGATTGGGAACACTGGCTAGAAGTTCGTAACCATCCTCTAGTCAAACCACACGTAGATAAATGGCAAGCTGAACTAGAAGTTAAACTACGTTCAGAAGCCATTGGACAAATGAAAGTACATGCCAAGCAACCCGGAGGCACTGCTGCTGCTAAATGGCTTGCTGATAAAGGCTATGCTGAAGAGGCTGCTAAAAAGCCTGTAGGACGGCCTAAAAAAGAGGAAGAGGTAGTTACCCCTTCTATGGGTCGCATTGCGGGTGATATGGCTCGTTTAGGCATTGTTGTAGGGGGTAAAAAGTAATGCCGTACATGACTAATGGTAAGCGCGATTACAAAAAGCAATACGAAAAGTATGATGGTAAAGACGATGTTAAGAAAGACCGTGCTAAACGCAACGGTGCTCGTCGTATGTTAGAACGTGAAGGCCGTGTATCTAAAGGAGATGGCAATGATGTTGATCATAAAACACCACTTAGCAAAGGTGGTAGCAACGCTAAGAAAAACTTACGAGTCCGTTCTGCATCAGCTAACAAAAGTTTTGCACGTACTAAAACGGGAAAAATGAAATGAAACCGGGTTTATATGCTAACATTCACGCCAAACGTAAGCGCATTAAAGAAGGTAGTAATGAAAAAATGCGTAAGCCCGGTAGCAAAGGTGCACCCACTGCAAAACAATTTAAACAAGCAGCAAAAACTGCCAAAAAGGGTAAGTAATGGCTAAAGATCCTCGACTAGAACGTGCAGGTGTAGCAGGGTTTAACAAACCTAAACGCACTCCTAGCCACCCAACAAAGTCTCATGTAGTTGTTGCTAAGCAAGGCGATCAAGTTAAAACTATTCGCTTCGGTCAACAAGGCGTATCAGGCAGTCCTAAAAAGGAAGGTGAGTCTGAAAGCTATCGTAAGCGTCGTGAATCTTTTAAAGCACGACATGCTAGTAACATCTCTAAAGGCAAAATGAGCGCAGCTTATTGGGCAGATAAAGTTAAGTGGTAATGACAGAAAAAGAACTAGTAAAGCAGGCGGCAGAAGCTGACCTACTTACTTTTATTAAACTTGTTGCTCCACATCGTGTGCTTGGTGCAGTGCACGAAGAGTTGTGTGCATGGTGGCAGCGAGAAGATGCCAAAGACAACCAGCTTGTGTTGCTTCCACGCGACCACCAGAAGTCGGCAATGATTGCCTATCGTGTAGCACACCACATTACTAAACATCCAGAAGCTACCGTACTGTATGTGTCTGCAACTGCCAACCTAGCTGAAAAACAGCTAAAGGCGGTTAAAGACATTTTACTGTCTGACATTTACCGTTTTTATTGGCCTGAGATGGTTAATGAACTAGAAGGTAAACGCGAACGTTGGGCTGTGGATGAAATTAGTGTAGACCACCCTAAACGCAAAGCAGAAGGCATTCGTGATGCCACTGTCAAGGCTGCAGGTATTACGGCTAACGTAACGGGCCTACATTGCTCTGTTGCTGTGCTAGATGACGTAGTGGTGCCTGACAACGCTTACACGCAGCTAGGGCGTGAGCAAGTACGGGCATTCTACTCACAGCTTTCCTCCATTGAATCTACAGGTGCAAAAGAATGGGCAGTAGGTACTCGGTACCATCCCGGCGATTTGTATAAAGATATGATGGAAATGACTGAAACCTACTTTGACGAAGTAACTGATGACGAAGTAGAGTTAGAAGTATACGAGGTGTTTGAGCGTACCGTAGAAACTAATGGTGAATTTCTTTGGCCTAAACAGCGTCGTACAGATGGTAAAACATTTGGATTTGACGCAAAAGAACTAGCACGTAAAAAAGCTAAGTATCTAGACATTACTCAGTTCTACGCTCAGTATTACAATAACCCTAACGCTGTGGAAACACAGCTTATTGATCGTAGTAGGTTTAATTATTATGAGCGCGATAAAATCGAAAACTTTAGCGGTGCTTGGTATTTTGGTGACAAGCTTTTGCATGTGTATGCAGCAATGGATTTTGCGTACACAGTCAACCATAGTTCAGATTATACCGTTATTGCCGTAGTTGGCGTAGACGAAGATAATAATTATTACGTACTAGATATTGACCGATTTAAAACAAATAAGATTTCTGTTATGTATGATCGAGCAGAAACCGTATTTAGAAAATGGCGATTTAAGAAGTTACGTTGTGAAGTTGTTGCAGCACAGCGATTAATCGTTACACAGTTTAAAGACTATATGCGTAGTCAGAACATTGTATTTACAGTGGAAGAATATAATCCTCCTCGTAATATGAGTAAGACTGAACGCATTGCAGCTATTCTAGAACCACGTTATAACAACAACCAAATTTGGCATTATAAAGGTGGTAACTGCCAGATTCTAGAAGAAGAACTCATTATGAACAACCCTGAGCATGATGACGTAAAAGATGCTTTGGCTTCATGTGTAGAAATTTGTAAGTCTCCGTTGTCTAGTCGGACATGGGGTAAAAAATCAAACGTAGTTGCTTTTAATTCTAAGTTTGGTGGCGTAGCCTACTAAGAGGAAAATATGAACGAAAACATTCAAGTGTCTTTTGAAGACGATAGTCTAGCCAATAAAATTGCAGACATGTGGGTACGCTGGGATAATGCTCGTAACGTATGGAAAAGCGACCAGCAAGAACTACGTAACTATCTGTTTGCCACAGACACACGTAAAACTAGTAATAGCAAACTACCGTGGAAGAACTCCACTGTTACGCCTAAACTTACTCAGATTCGGGACAATCTGCATGCAAACTACATGGCAGCACTATTTCCCTCTGAGAATTGGTTTTTCTGGGAAGCTACCGATAAAAGTCCTGAGCTTACCAAAAAGCGTTATGCCATCACTAATTACCTAAAACAGAAGTTAAAAGCGTCTAATTTTCAGCTTCTTGTTTCACAGCTAGTGTATGACTACATTGACTTTGGTAACGTAGTTGTTACCTATGACTATGTGCGCGACGTAATTAGCGACAACACAGGTAACGTAGTAAGCCGGTATGTTGGCCCTAAAGCCTACCGTATCAATCCAACTGACCTAGTATTTAACCCGCTAGCAGAAACGTTTGACAAGACTCCTGTTGTTCGCCGTATGCTGAAAAGCGTTGGCGACTTAATGACTGACGTAGAAACCAAACCTGCACTAAACTACAACAAGGCAGTGCTTAACAAGGCAATGGCATTCCGTCAAAACTATCGTGATGACCCTGAGTTCAAGAAAGAACTTAACATGGCTATCGACGGTTTTGGTAGTGCTGACGAATACCTAGATAGTGACATGGTTGAGCTACTAGAGTTCTGGGGCGACATTTATGATCCCGATACCAAGCAACTACTACGTAACCAACTAGTTACTGTTATTGACCGTAAGTGGGTTCTACGTAAACAACCCAACCCAATGTGGACAGGTAGCAAGCCTATGTTCCATTGCGGCTGGAGGCTACGCACAGACAACCTATGGGCACAGGGGCCACTAGATCAACTAGTAGGCATGCAATATCGTATTGACCACCTAGAAAACCTAAAAGCAGACGTGTTTGACCTGATTGCCTATCCAGTAATGGTGGTAAAAGGCTCTACTGTTGAAGAGTTTGAGTACGAACCCGGTGCTACCGTGTTTGTTGGAGATGAGGGTGGTTTAGAGTTTTTACGTCCAGATGCAACTGCTTTACAAGCAGATATGCAAATTAACGAACTTATGAACCGGATGGAAGAACTAGCTGGCGCACCTAAGCAAGCTATGGGTATCCGTACTCCCGGTGAGAAGACTAAGTATGAAGTGCAAAGTCTTGAGAATGCTGCTGGTCGTATTTTCCAGAGCAAAGTAAGTTGGTTTGAGCGTAACATTCTAGAACCCCTGCTCAATGGTATGCTAGCCGAATCTATCCGCAATTTTGAGGGCGTAGAGCGCATTCGCACTGTGGATGAGGATTACGGTACAGAAGCCTTTGTTGAGGTCACCAAGGACGATCTAATGGCTGCTGGCAAGATCTATCCTATTGGTGCACGTCACTTTGGTGAGCAAGCACGGTTTATTCAGGAACTGAACCAGACAATGGTTGCTGTACAAGCCATTCCTACCGTAGCAGCACACATCAGTGGTAAGGCAATTGCCAAGGCACTAGAAGAGAACCTAGGCTGGCAGAACTATAAGATTGTGCAGGATAATGCAATGATCTTTGAACAAGCTGAAACCCAGCGTCTAATGAACCAAGTATCAGAAGACATTCAAACTGAAGCCACCATTAATCCTGAAGGAGAAATGCCGATGGAGGAAATGCCTCCAGAGGGTGTTGACATGGAACAACAAATGATGTAAACTAATATATTATTAACTATATAATATATGAATAAACTACTATTAAATAATAAACCTAAAGATAGTACTAATGAAGAGTTTACTAAAGCTTGGAATAACAGTAGTTATGTATTAGAAGCTTTATATAATACTTTAACTACATTAAAAGAAGAAATTACTAGTATTAAAAAAGATGACTTTGACTGTCCTAACCATTATGCCAAACTTGCGTACAATTTAGGACAGATTAAAGCCTATGAGTTTGTTATGTCACTATTGCCTGACACAGCAAAAAAGTGACGTTTTTTAAAAAGCCTACTCTAAGGCTGTCAATTTTTAGGAGTTAAAACGCATGACCAATGCAACAATTTTCGGTGGTGAAGGCGACAACCAATCCACCAATAACGCACCAGCGACAACTGATGCAGGACTATTTACCGCACTTGTCGGTGAAGGTCAAAAATACAAAACCCCCGAAGAGTTAGCAAAAGCATATACTAACGCTGATCAGTTTATTGAAACTCTCAAAGAAGAGAATCGCAAACTACGTGAGCAAGCTGCTTCTGCCAAGACTATTGATGAGGTTTTGGAACG